CTTCTTTCTAGTATTTTAGGCGCTTTCGCCGCTATGAATTGCTCTTGCAGCGGCGCCGGTATCATACGTAGCCCAATCATACCGCATTGTGACCTCAATATTAAGGATATCTTCAGTATCATATGATAAATCACCAAAAGTAGCCGCCGTAATAAAAGCATTATTAAGAGACCAAGTCCCTACGGTGCCGCCTTCGCCCGAAAGCTCTTCAATCTCAACAATGCCGAGAGCCGTGAGGGCTGCGTCCTTGTTAATAGTGGAAGGTTCTTGTTCACCCCGGAAAATTAATTCCTGAGTGTCAGGCTTTAAATAGCCCATGTTTGCCAGGGCATCATACAATAGGGCATTACCATCAGGCGCAACAGCATTAACAATTGTAGCCTGAATTGTGTTCCACTCAACAATTCCTGGGTAGTAATAGGTGTTGCCTAAAAACTTGTGAGGAGTTTCAGAAACAGTGTAAGACGGCTTTGTTACGGCGCGCGCAAGATACTCCGTGTAAGTAAACTCGTCGTTGATGGTTGCTAGCTTCGGTAGTCTAAGCAAAAATCTATGTTGTCTTTTCGGTTCTGATAGTGCGCTTGTCCAAAATGCCATGTTCGTTGTCTCCTGGTGACTCTAATATTATATAGTGCGGGAGCTTATAATATCCCGCATTATTTACTAGTCGTCAAATGATGCTCCCGTTCTTGTAATATTAAAGTCAATCGCGATGAATTCAATAGCACGCGTCGGCTTCAAAAAGATCTTAGCATAGAGAATGTTTCTATCAATAAGATCTGGAGTGGTTGTTGTCTCGTCCAACACCACCTTATAGTCTGAGAGACCAAAGTTCGTCTTTACATTAGCCAAGAAAGGATTGACCTCTGACTTAAACCGGGCCCATGTAGTCTTCGAGTTCGGATCGAAGAGGATCGTGGATGCCATCTGGGAGATGCGCTTCTTCACGAAGATCATCAGACGACGGACATTGATACGATCGAGAGCCGAAGGCGTCGTTTGAAGCGTCTTCTGGCCAAAGATCACAATACCCTCTGCCGGGAACTTGGCAATCGGGTTAATGTTAGCGTTATAGAGGTCGTCTCGATCCTTGCGGCGCAACTGGTGTGCCACATCAAGGATGGGAATTCCTGCTGCACCTTCCGTTAGTCCGCCGCGGTTGAAGCCGGCTGGGGCAAACCAGACCTGCGTCTTGCGCTGGGAACTTGAGAAAGTACCAAGGGCCGGGATAGAGGGCGGTAGCCATACGAGCGCGCCGTTAAGATTGTCGCGGCCGCGGACCCATGGATAGAAAGTACAGCCGTAAGAAGTGTTAAGGCTTCGCTCTCGTAGGTTGGCAATTGCCTGTCGAATCTCGCTGGCAGTATTATTGCGCAGGACTTCCTTTCCTTCCTCTCGGGGTTGGAATCCGTTGGGTAGGTCAACAACCGCCAGGGCATCTGCCCGATCTTCGCATGTGCGAATGAGGTGGGTTGTCAAAGTCTCTTGGGTAAGACCCGGAGCGGAGGCCAGATTCATCTCAACAACCTCGGGGTCTGCCACAGAGTCGATAGCGCGGCGGATTGAGTAGAATTCGTAACTATTGTTATCGTTGGCGCTTCCGGGAATATTGCGATTGGCAAAAGGATCCATTTCTGTGATGTTAAGGCCATCGAAACCACCATATAGGGGCACCGTAAATCGATCGTATCCTGCGTTCAGTACACCACTCACGGGGCCGTCAACGGCCGTGAGGGATGTCGAACCGGACGTACCATACTCCCACTTACCAACGGAGCCTGAGACATCGTCCAGGGTGAATTCCATGGAAAGATCAGTATTGTTTTCCCATGAGGTTCCGAAGCTGTTGACGATACCGCCGCGAGGACGGAGAAGGTCAATCGTAGAGCGATCGAATACTGTGCTGCCGGCGGCTTCGGCTGTTTGGAGGCCGAAGTACGCATCTTTGGGGTTGTTCAGGTTTCCGTCAGAAGCGTTGATTCGGAACTCAGGAACCGGGTAGATAACGTTAGCGTTGTAAGTGAGCGGGACGGACAGATTGGCAGCGCCCGAAATAGCAAATAAAGATCCGGGGGTAATTGAGCCGGCCTCTACTACAGATCCCGAGCTGACGGGAAGTCCCGTTACCGCTGTGCCAGAAAGCCACTGGCCGTATACGGTTCCAGACTGAAGCAAATCCTCATCATTATACTTAACAATACCCCTAAAGCCAAAGGGAAGAAGTTGTGGGTCTGTAATCGTGCCCGCGTCCACATCTGCATTCATAACGATGCGGATATAGTCGGAGCGATTGTCATAGCCTCCCACGACACGATAGCGGCGCTCGTCTTCGTTCCACTCGGTTCGCTTGTCGCCAATAATGCGCGCGACATAATTAAGGGAATCGGGGTTGAGATTGCAATCGTTAAACTGTTCAATGATTCTCACCACATTGTCGGTGTCACTTAGATGGCGAACAACAACCGAGAAAGACCCGTAATCGGTGCTATCATTGGTGGAAATCGCGATATCTTGAATAGAAATCTTAAGATTTTTGTTGGTCCAGTCGCCGGGTTCATTGAGAGCCACAATTTTAAACAAATCTTGAGGCGTGGAGGAAGGGCTTAGTCTGCAACTAATAACCTGTGGAGTTTCGGCAGAATTCAAGTTAGCTCTAAAATTATAACCAACAGCACTTCCTGTTGTCCTGAGAGGCACAATTGTGGCCCAGGTACTGCCCTGAGCACTGTTAATTTGAGCTGCCAGATGCCGGTCAAAGGTTTCCCCTAACCAATAGTCAACAGTATTTGTGGTAACGGCGGTATTAGTCTTTTGTGGGTTTGTGCTAAGAACCTTACGAATATATTTCGAGTCGTTCTTACTAAAGTTGAAAGTAGTAGTGAGGGTACTAGAACCATCATACTTCTTAATAAGCATCTTGTATTCAAACTTAGCGCCCGTGTTTTTCACGATTACGCCTGAGCCTGTGAGCTGGGCGCCGGCGGAGACCTCTTTACTGAAGCCACCGACTGAAGCGGAAGCAACAGTAGCAATCGCACCACTCAGCTCAAAAGAAACGTCTGTATCCGTGGAGTAGAAAACTGCTGCCAGTGCGCCAGTAAGCTCGCACATGGTGCTAGAGCCCGTTTCAAAAACAATGAGGCCGAACGCATTAGCGGACATCCAGCCGGCTTCTCCGTCTGCGGCAGCTCCAGGCTTGTCGGCACCAAGGAGTCGTACATAAGTTAGAGGAGAACTGTTTCTAAGATACGCCTGCGCAGCATACATGCCATATGTGGTGGCGGTGCCATTGTTGCCTAAGCGCCAGACATCGTCGCCAGAGCTGCCGGGACTCGGCGCTCCGAAGACATTCACGAACTCTTCAAAAGAGCTAACTGTTACTGGCCGTAAGGCGGGCCCTTTTCTTGCGCGACCAAAAATAACTGGTCCGATTCCGGCGGGCGAGGCGGGAAGCTGAGAGTTGTCAATCTCATTGACAAAAACTCCAGGTGATACAAATCTGTAATTTTTTACCGACATTCGAGAGGTTCTCCTACATTATGAAAATGTTCAAAGTAAATAGTGTTAAATAGTAGCAATGGTATTATTCTCTATAAAATCCATCTTTAATACTATGAGGGATTTCGCCAAGGACCGTTCTCTCTCTGCCAATTCTTACTTCAACCGCATTTTCGCGGCGGACAATCTTGGGCTTTTCTTGGTTTTCGCCCTCACCAATAAGGTATCCTAAAACTTCGATATTAATAGTAGTTTCATAGTTTCTTTGGGCCATTCCAAGGTTCGCTTTATTCGCATTATTGGCCAGATTGCCATCAATGAAAACTTCATAATAATGTCCCTCATTTTCGATTCTTTTTGGCATCCGAGAGTTGCCTGGAACTGTCAGAAAAGGTCTGATCATCTCGTTTAGTTGTTGCTGGTACTCAGTTCGAACCGTAATCTCATACATCACCTTCACCCACACTGGAAGGGGGATGGTTATGGTTTCATATACAGTTCTCTGTGTAGACATGTTCCTTTTGTTGGTATTATAGTTCTCGGTGGGAATCTTTTTATCGGGTCCAAGCTTTCTATTTGCGTACGCATTTTGAAATTCAGCTGTTTTCTTGGGATTCATATGCCTTGCAATAGTAACGGTAGTCCCACCCTTCGCATCCGCATTGGGATACAGGTTTGCATAAACTGTGCCCCTAAAATTTGGCTCTTTGGTGACAGAGGACCGGTTGACACTGATTAAAGGTAAAATAAAGGTTTCCTCTGAATCTCTGAGGTCTTTGTTGTGCTTAAGCTGATATGATCGTTCTGCCGTGACCCATAGAACCGGCACTTTTTTAAAGCCTTCGTTTGTTGTGGTAGATAAGTTTAAATCTTCATCAATAAATCTTAACATCGCACCGTCGATTGTTTCCAATGAAGACGGCATAAACTCTATTTCATGCAGTTTATCAGCGACCTCTTTATCCCCAACATAATCATAACGACTTGCTTCTTTATCTTGAATTTGTGCCTGTGTTCTTCGGTTTTTGGCCACGCGATTATCCTACAAAGATGCCAGCTGGCACATTTTCCACCACTTTCTTGGTGGAGTCCTGCAACGAAGCGTCTGTTGTCGCCAACTTGTCGTAGGTTGTCTCGTCAAGAAGCGCCTTAAGTTCTGTGCGAAGATTATCTTGTTCGGTGCGTGACTGAGACAGCAGGTCAGACGCATTCATGGTTACGCTTTCGCCAGGAATTGGTACTACTGAGAATTTCCCTCTCACCTGTCCGAGCATTTCCTTTGTCAGGGCTAGTGCAAACCTGCGAATCCACTGCTTTCCTATGGAATTGATCCTATTATATGGGAGGTTCTCGAAAGGTAACGTATTAAGGTTGTTGATCCCCTCTACTCCCTCTGCGCCGCGACCGGTCTCTTCCCATGGGTTAAATTGTTTATCAATACTAAACTGAACCCAAAATTTCTTCTGTGAAATGTTTTGTGGTTCCGGGAAAAGACGCAGCATGTTGTCTTGAAGCTGATAAGAATAATGCGAAATGCGCGTATATAAGGAATCCTCATAGGCCATGGCCTGTAGCTTGTTCTGCCAGGTAGGAACAATCTCAAATGTGGAATCGTCAGCATACTGACCATAGGTGCGCATATTGCCAACCACTGAAAAGCCCCCGTAATACCCATAGAATCGCCACATCGCGCGTGGGGTCTTGAAGAAGACTTTACGAATAATTATTCTTTTCTTTCCCACACTGCCCGAAAAGGTGGCTGAAGTAGAAATTATTTCCTGAAGATCATAATCTTGCTGGCCTGCAGTCACATCGAAGGAAGATGAATATATAGGCAACAACCCTCCCACGGCTGCATCTGTTGCTATGGTTTGAGAAACGCGCTTGGCAAAACCATAATCAAAACGAGGATATTTTAATTCTACATTGGATCCGGAAAGCGCATCGCCGGCCGAAATTTGCCCATTTTGATCAAACGAGGCTGTTTGGGCGCCCAGAAGGCTAGATAATGAATTCTTGCTTTGATGAAGGTTAATTAAATATGAATATTCTAAAACGGCTTCTTCATAGGCCGAATAAACATTTCCCTCCGTAAGCTCAATATCTAAGACATCCCCTCCTAGTTTCTTATATGTATAAGCTACTTGATCGGAGGCGCCCGATAAAAAGGGCCCCGAAGCGGCGTAGATCCCAAAAGGGAGGGTTGCCACAACATTTGTCGGGCTCCCAGTAACAGGGAGCACATTTGAATTCGTTGTTGAGCCTGGATTTAACTTTGGAACTGCCATCTATCTTCCCCTAATTGTCCAATACTAAATAGAAAGCCCCGCCTCAAAAGAGACGGGGCTTTAACTATTTTGACCTTACGCCAGATATTAACTTAATATCTCACTCAATCACTTAGCTGATAGGATTACCAAACTCAAGATCTCGAACGATAACTAAGCCGTACATATCCGGACGAACCATCTTCTTGGCGTATCGAGTCATGACTCCCTTACGGGGCACGAAATCTTCAACACCGAAGATAGTAGGTGTGGTCTGCAGCGGCACATAAGGTGCGTACACATAGCCACTCTCAAGGAAGCTACTACC